TGATTGATCTTCCAGATCCCGCTGGCTTGATCTCGTCTAGGATAACTATTTGCCATAGTTTAATCCCCCTAATCAGCTATCTTTTCGTATGATATAGTTACTTCTAATGTTGAAGCAGCAGAAGCGCCGCCTCTAATTAAATCACCTTCTTGTAAATAAAAAGATGAAGTTTTATCTATTACATCAACCGACGAATTTGCTGGTACAGTTAGTTCATTACAAAGTTTTTTATGTGTACCTGCAACTTCTGAATCAATTGTAGTTGTTGCATCGTTATCTGTTACGTTTGTAACTCTTATTAAATTCATTTTGTTAACGTTATCCGCTGCACAAGTTAAAAGAGTTGTTGTTAAAGTTGTGCCTAAATCTGCTACTGCAGTTTCGCCTAAGATTGTTGCTACGTTTACTATATTTGGTGCTGCCATTTTTTATTCTCCTGTTAACCTTTTATCCGAAAACTATCGCTGCTGCAATAGCTTTTCCCATTGAAATTCCGCTTGCTGCTGGTGTTTGAAAAGAAGCCACCGAACCGTTGGAAGTTAAAACTTGTCCACTAGATCCCATGGTAATTCCACCAAAAGAGCCACTATCATTAAATTGAATTTGTTTATCTGATCCACCCGGAGAAGAAGTAGTATCTACGTCTATTTCATAAACTCCTGTATTAGTTGCTACACCATCTACATATATGATTTTCCAAGTTTTATCGCTTGTTGCCCAAGTTACTGTTGCACCTGAACCAGACGCAGCTTTTAATTGAACTGTGTACGAACCGGATGTGGTATTTTTAATAAAATAAAAATTTTCTGTAAGAAGAGGGACGGTTATAATTCTGTTTCCAGTAATTGATCCCGTAAATTCTATAACTCTTTGTTGAGCAGTGCCTGTTAAAGCACCATCTGCTATAGTTAAAGCTTGAGTTCCCGCACCACCGGCAATAGATAGAGATAAATATCCACCTGTAAGTTGTTCTATAAGATTTAAATTTGCGTTAGTTTTTGTTCCCCAAGTACCGGCGTTTTCACCAGTTGCCATTAGTTCTAAACCAAGATCTGAATATGTTGAAGCCATTATTAATTCTCCTAATTGTTGTTATTTATATTGGGTATTTAGTTTTAAGTCAAACATAAATTATGCTATTTTAGTTGTATATCCTGTTGTGTTTTTTGGCGTCTTAGTTGAGTAACCACTAACTGACGTTTTAGGACTTTGTGTTGTATATCCTGTACTTGTTTTAGGATCAAGTTTTCCATAATATTTAAGAATTAATCCTGTACCGACAATAGATGTTGCTGATTGTCCGGTTAATCCTACTGTCATAGGTATACCTATAATTTCGCCAACTGCTGATGTAGCACTAACCCCGGTTAACGGAACTCCTGTTTCTAATGTTAAAGATCCAACAGAAGCTGTAGATGACACACCAGTTAAATCAACTCCTATACCAACTGTTAAACTACCTACAGAAGTTGTTGCTTGTTGTCCTGTAGGTTGTTCGGTTAATGCATCAAGAATTATTCCACCCACTGTTGATGTAGCAGATTGACCTGTTAAAGTTTGACCAATTCCTGTTGTTAAAGAACCTACACTTGTTGTAGCACTTTGACCTAAAGGAGATATTACAGAAGTTAAATTTAAAGTTAGAGCACCAACAGATGAAGTAGCACTTTGCCCTGTAGGAGTTACCACAGATGTTAAATCTAAAGTTAAATTACCATTAGAAGCAGTTGAACTTACTCCAGTAGGTTGAACTAGTTTATTAAATGAATCTCCGTAAGGTTCTTCACCCCAACCATTTCTACCCCAACCAACTAATGTACCCGCGTTATCAAAATCACCTACTTCAGATGTAGCTGCTTGACCTGTTAAACTTATTACAGAAGTTAAATTTAATGTAGGAGAACCAACACTTGCTGTTGAACTAACACCTGTTAATGAAACAGGTTGTGCATCAAATGTAGTCACACTTCCATTTATAGAAGTTGCTTGTTGTCCCGAAAGTTCTACAGCATAATCAACTCCCCAACCAGAATTACCCCATTCTTGTCTACCCCAACCTTCTGTATTAAAAGATTCTAAAGAACCTACTGATGATGTTGTTGATTGTCCGGAAAGAATTACTGTGACTGTGTCATCGGCCCACTCGTTAGATCCCCAAGTATTATTGCCCCAGGTTGATGCCATAAGGAGGTCCTCCTTACGCTATACGAATAATTGCGTTAGATGCGTCTGCTGTTGGAAATTGAATTGTAAAAGTTCCGCTTGATACAGTTTTGTCACCACCAAAAGCAATTACTGCACATGCTTTGTCTGATTGTGTATCGTTATATATTAAACAACCGTTAGCTGTAAAAGAAGCAGAAGTAAAACTTACATCTGCAAAATCACAACATGCTGTTGATCCATCTAAAGCTGGAGTAACACTTGTAATTACTTTTCCACCAGCTGTGTAAGCTGATCCAGATGTATTAGTTATTTCTTCTGAAGAAGAATACGCTGTAGTTCCTGCACCTAAAGATGCATCACTTTGATATAAAGCTATTTTAAAACTATTACCAGATGATGCTGTGAAGTTGTGTGTACCAACTAAAATTTCTTGTTTAAAACTATTACAAATTGCTGATGATATTGCCATAAATTTTTTCTCCTAATTACTGAGGCGCTGACTCGATTGGAATTCTTATTGTACCATCCGTGTAATCGTCTCGTCTTCTTCTTCCAAGTTGCATCGCTGCAAACTTTTGTAGTTCAGTTTTATATCTATTTTCATATAGTGTCAACATGTCTGTTGGACCTTTTAGAAACATAAATGCTTCTACTAAACATGCATATAATAGACCCTGTGGAAAGTAATTACTTAAATAAGTATTAGCGGTACCATCGCCACCAGAACCTAATCCTGTGGGCATTGCGTTATAATGAATAATATATTTGTAGTTTGCATCAGGCGTTGGAGCTACATATATAGCACCAGACGTAGCTGTATTGGCTCCTGTTGTTGCGCCACCAAACATAGCATAATATTTAGGAAGACCAGTTACATCTTGTGCAGCAGCACCTCCTGCAGTTCCTGTTAAATTACCTACATACTCTGAAATAAATGTTTGATCACGTTTCTCTAACCATATTCCTTGACCATTAGTGTTTGCTGTTGATTCATATACTTCTATACCTCTAACAAACAAAGCTTTAGTAGGCATTGTAATTGAATTAAAATCAGTTGCAAATTGTGCTTCTGCTTGAACTCTGTCAGAATCCATAGGAAGATCTAAATTAATTCTGTTTTGTGCAGCCATAATAAAACCATCAACGATAGTTTCTGTAAATACATTAGCATCTACTTCAGTATAATCTCTTATAGCTGTTACTAATGTTGAATATGAATATGTTGATACACCTGCCATTATGCTTTTAAGGTTACCGGTCCAACTGAGACTGGAAATCCTCCTCCTCCGTTTACAACACTTGTTGCGTTTGTATCAGCACTAAAATGAAACCAATCTGTTCCGTTAGACCCATTTGTATTTGTAGCGCCGCTAATATATTTTCCTACAGTTATAGTATATCCAGCAGCTTTTGCAATTGTAGATCCTGTTATTCCTCCTACTCCATTTGGAGTACTAAAAGCACCTGCTGTTTCTGGTGAACCTCTAAATCTTCTTATATCACCTGTTGTATAACCATGACCTGGTAAAGTAACATTAATAATTGGAGAACCTACTTGATATGTTTGAAAAGGATTATTTGGTAAAACATCTAATGTAGGAAACTCTACTCTTGCAGGTCTTGCATGCATCAATCCTTGTGGGTCAGATGCTACTGGATGTGGTTGCAATTGTGGTTGTTTAGGTTCAAATTCAGAATTATGTACCCACGCACCAGTCCACTCTTTAACCATTTCTCTATATGGAAAAGCTGCTCCTGATCTATCAGAAATTGCTAATGCTCTACTACCTTTTGCAAATCTAGCCATTATAATTGTGGATAGTATGTCTTCGGAGTAATAAATGTGCTAGCTGCAGAACCATCTTCAGATAATGCTCTAGCAAGTTCATCCTCGTACAACAACTTCATCTCCTGTGTTCGTTGTGGTGCAAACTTCATAGATAAATAATATGACAATCCTGAAATCATACATGGTATAAATCTAAAAGGTGTATCACTTGCGTTAGTATATGCTCCTGCATCTTGAATTCTTTTTACGTAATAAACATTTAAAAAATTATCTGCAGCAGTTGCGTTTGGTAAAGGGTAAACTGTAATCGTAACTTTATCTATAAATCTCTGTACCCAAAATTGTGAAGGCGTTCCATTAGATGCTTTGTTAGCTGTTGCAGAATAAGAATCTCTAGCAACTTTTGTTAAACCAATATCTGATTGAGAAGTTGTATTATAATTTTGTCTATAAGTAACATTTAAAATATCTGATATACCATAAACATTTGCTACCGGAACTGTAGTTGCTTGTGGTGGCTCTCCACCTCCTGGTACATCTGTAGAGTTTCTATAAAAAGTATATACTCCAGATCCTTCAGCTGTAGCATCAATATTAGTTGTTGAACCTGCAACTAGATTAATGTTTGTATTTCCTACTTCCCAAAAATGTATTCCTCTATTACCCCATTCTTGAAAAAGAATGTTTAAAGATCTTCTTGCAGTTTTTAATTGATGTCCTGCCGTCCCAACTAAACCAAGACGTTCATACGCATCTGCAATGATTTCATCTATTGAGAAATCCTGATCAAATGAATATGATGAGGAAGTAGTATTCGCCATTGGCTAATCCTCTAAAATGTTCCGACTATATAGAAAAAGTCTACGTTAGTTAAATCTGCATATATTCCAGTGTCAGCATAAATACCAGCTCCTGGTAATTTAAACTCATGCACGTGATTAGCTGCTGTACCAAACTTACCATGAAAAATTAATTTAGAAGCAGTAACACCACTTCCTATTTCATTATAAAGTTTAATTTCACCATCAGCTGCACTTGATTGAGCAAACACAGTCATAATATTTGCTTTAGTAATATTGGCTGCTGAACCACCTACTAATGCCTGTACTTGTCCATCCGCTGCTAGAATTACTGATTGTCTAACTTTTGATGTTATTGACATAATTTTATTCTCCTTAAATTCATGTGGGGCCTAAGCCCCACAATAAATTAATTATTAGCTTAGGTTATTGTTTTGCATGTACAAAACAGTAACAGTAGCTGCACCTGTAGTACCGTCAGCATTAGCTGCTGTGTACGTTGCAGTTACAGTTTGGTCAGATGTACCGATGTCTGTGCCATCAGTTTGAA